CCCCCGCAACCGTCGCTGGATTGCCGGATGCGCGTCTGTTGCAGGCGATGACCCTGACACTGCTCGAGGCCGGCGAGATTTCCGTGCGCCCGCCGATGATCGCCACGCAGGATGTCGTCAGATCTGATATCCAGCTCTATGCCGGCGGCATCACATGGGCTGACGCCGAATACGATGAGCGCAAGGGCGATGTGCTGCGACCGCTCAATCAGGATCGGCGCGGTCTGCCGATGGGCTACGATGTGCATGACCAGCAGATGCAAATGCTGGCGAGCGCTTTCTACCTGAACAAACTGACCCTGCCGCCGCCCGAGGGCGATATGACGGCATTCGAGGTAGGCCAGCGGGTCGAGGAGTACGTGCGGGCCGCACTGCCCTTATTCGAGCCGATGGAGCACGAATACAACGGTGCTCTGTGCGAGGACACGTTTGATGCGCTGCTGCGCTCCGGTACTTTCGGTGCCGCACAGGACATCCCGCGGGAGCTGCAGGGCCGGGATGTGCATTTCAAATTCATCAGCCCGCTGCATGAGGCCATCGAGCGCAAGAATGCGTCCGAATTCTTAGAGTCTGCTGAGCTGATCGAACGGGCCATGCAGCTTGATCCGAATGCCAGTGCGATATTTGATGTCAAGAGTTCACTGAGATCCGCGCTCGAGGGTATCGGACTCGATCTCAGGCACCAGCGCTCCGAGGACGAGGTCGAGGAGATCGTGGAACAGGCGCAGGCCGCGCAAGAGGCGCAGGAGGCGGCTGCACTGGCCGAGCAGGCCGGTAGTGCTGCGAAAAACTTTGCCGAGGCCGATGCCGCTGGTCCGGCTGGCGGTGGCGAAAGTCCGTTTTAATCGTGCTCAAGGAGTCAATCGAAAAATGCAGAATGCACAAAGATCCGCTGGAAAGGCCCGATTACATCGAGGCCGAGATACAGGCGCTCAGGGCCGTGCATCGCGGCGATGCCGACGAGCGCCAGCAGCGTATGGCGCTGGATTTCCTGATGCGGGCCTACGGCACACACGACACATCATTTCGCCCGGAGGATGCCCTGGCCACTGCTTTCGCAGAAGGCAAGCGCTTCGCCGGCACCACTTTGGTATGGATGCTAAAGGCAGCCCCGGTCAGGACCGACCCTGATAAAACAGCAACCAGAAAGGTAGAGAAAAATGCCACCAGTAAACGATCCAGTAGTAAACGATCCACCCGCAAGCGCCCCGCCAGCCAGCGTAATAACTGATCCCGGCGGCGATAGCTGGCAGGAAACAATGGCCGGCGACAATGTCGAGCGCCTCGAGGCCCTGCAGAAATACGAGACGCAGGACAAATTTTTCGAGCATTTCGATGGGCTGGAAAATCGCAACTGGCGTGACGAGTACGCTGGCGACGATGACAAATTCAAGTCAACGCTCGAGCGCTTTTCCACGCCGGCTGACATGGGCAACGCATTTCGCGAAGCGCAAGGCAAGATCCGCTCGGGCCAGTTCCGCGATGCCCCTGGCGAGGGCGCAACCGATGAGGATGTCGCTGCTTTCCGGGCAGCCAATGGCATCCCGGCCGAGGCCGCCGGTTACATGGATAACCTGCCTGATGGGCTGGTGATCGGTGACGAGGATCGCGAGATCATGGGCGATTTCATGGGTGTGCTGCACGATATGAACGTCGATCCCAAGGTCGGCCATGCGGTGATCGGCTGGTACAACAATTTTGCCGAGCAGCAGCAGGACCAGCTCGCGGATATGGATGCCGACCATCATCAGGCAACCGAGGATCAGCTCAGGGAGCAGTGGGGCGGTGATTACCGTGCCAACATCAATCTGATCGGATCACTGATCGATTCGACCTTTGGCGCGGAATACAAAGAGGTTATCCTCAATGCCCGCGATCCTGATGGCCGTGCGATCATGAACATTCCCGGCGTCCTCGAGGGACTGGCCGAGCTGTCGCGCAAGGTGAATCCGATAGCGCAGATTGCAGCTCCGGGCGGCGATCCGGCGCAAACCCTGAATTCAGAGATCGGGGAGCTGGAAAAATATATGCGTGAGGACCGCAAGGGTTACAATAATGACGAGCCGGCACAGGCGCGGCTCAGGCAACTGTACGATATCCGCATCAAGCATGAGGCCGCATAAGGAGATTGCGATGTCCAAGCTGTTGGAAAAGGTAGGGTTCAAAAGGAAAGGTGGCGCCGCGGCTCCCACTGGAGGGTCGCAACCGCTTACCGGCATCGATCCTTATGCGGCTGCGCAGCAGGCTCAGGCCGGTGCTCGAGGCGAGCGGCGCCGGGGCGGTCGAGGCACTGGCCTCGGTAGCGCCCGGACTGGTCTGGCGGTCAATTCAGTCATGTCGAGGACATACTGATGAGCGGATTATTCGGAGCACGATCACCCTCTCTGCTGTTTAATTTGCTTGCCGGCAAGCGTAAAACGGGCAATGAGGGTCGCGCTCCGGGTCAGGGTGCATCGATCACACCGGGTCAGGCTACACCGACCAGCCGGCCGGTAACGCCGCCACGGGCGAAAGCCAGGGCGGTCAAGAATGGCGAACCAAGGAAGCCGTTACGGGTGCCGTATGGCTGAGACATCATTTCAAACGCATTACCGAGGGAGCAGGAAAATGGCATATCACGGAAGTTCGCACAATTCACCGGCCGATCCCGACATCAAAAAAGCGATGATGGGTGGTCACTCGCAATCGGTGAAGGCCAATTACTCGCAGAATGTCGCGCAGGGCGACAAGTTCAATAGCGATGGCGGCATGAAAGTCATCAAGGACGCCGGCATGGGCCACAGCTACGGCTCAATGCGCGTGGCGTCCAGTCCGATGATGAAAAATCCCAAGAAGTCATGGAGATCGTCAGGCTCGAGATCGCGTTACAATCGCTCGGAGTCAACTGGCAGCACTGGCGGCAGCCACGCCTGATGCCCTTCAAGAAGCGCAAAGGCGGCGGCTATAGCTCGCCGTCAGGCCGCAAGTTCACGAAAAAGCAGGTGGCTCTGTACTACGCCACCGGTGGATTCAAGCGAAAAGCCAAAACTGGCGGCGCCAAGCACATAATCGCGCAGAGCGGTGGCACCGGCGGCGGCCTCGCCGCTGGATGATCTGATTCAAGATGCTTGCCAAAGTCTGTGGCATGCGATAGATTCCGCTCTACCACAGGCCAGCTAACCTCTTTTGAGCCCTGGCCGCCCGACCGGCCCCTGCCGGCACTGCCATCAGCCCCTTCGGGCCAACCTGATGGCCGCCAGACAGGCCAACCCGATTTAGTGGATACGGACTTTCCATCAAATTGGAGGATAGCCTTATGGCTGAAACTGCCTTTCAAATTCAATACCGGCAAGAATTCATTGCAGGTTTTGAGCAGCTCCAGTCGCTCCTGCGTGATTGCGTCACAACCGAAGCAGTCATTAAGGGCAATCAAGCGACGTTTCTGGTAGCTGATTCCGGCGGCGCGACGGCCAAAACCCGTGGAGTAAACGGGTTGATTCCGGCTCGCGGCGACAACCTTTCACAGCCCGTAGCGACCTTGGTCGAATGGCATGACCTTGTTCGCAAAACGGATTTCAACATCTTCGCCTCGCAGGGCAACCAGCGAGCGATCATGCAGCAGACCTGCATGGGTGTCATCAATCGTAAAATCGATCAGGACATCATCGGGGAGTTGAATACCGGCACGGTCAACACCGGACTCGCGGTAACAGCGGATCTGGGCCTGACCCTTCGGGCGAAAACCATCCTCGGCAACAATGAAGTACCGTGGGATTCCAATATCTGCATGCTGGTGACGCCGGCTTATGAGGCGTTCATGATGCAGGTCAGGGAATTCTCCTCACGGGAATACATTGACGGTGGCCCAATGCGCAACGCTGATCCGGCGTGGCGTGATCGACCCATAGCCTACTACTGGCTGAACATGATGTGGGTCGTGCATCCGAATCTTCCGGGTGCTGGCACCAACGCCGAGAAATGTTTCTGCTTCCACAAGTCAGCGATTGGCCATGCTTATAACGCTGATAATCTGGAAGCACGGGCGGGGTACGACGAGGAACAGGATTACTCCTGGGCCCGGTGCTCCATTTACATGGGCTCACAAGTCCTCCAGAATAGTGGCATCGTGGTCATCAATCACGATGGCTCGAGTCTGGCAGCCGCTTAATTGACCTGAAAAGGAAAGGGAGAAATTCATGGCTTACGATACAAAATCGCTAAACGTCTGCATCCCGCGGCTCGGTGAGGGTGAGAATCTGGCTGACGCCGGGTTTACCTCGGGAACGTGGGACTACCGCTCTGACGACGACTTTGCCACGGTGATCGCTGCCGCCTACATCGATGACGCGCTTGACAAGGGCCTCCGGGTCAATGACAAGGTCTGCATAATCGATCAGGCCACGCCGCTCGCTCAGTGGGCATTGGTCACAGTAGTTGATGTATCGACCAATCCTGCCGGTGACGCCACGCTGATCTTATTCAGCTAATTGGCATAAGGATCTCGCTTAGGCGACAATGCGAGGGCAGGCTCATCTGGGTCTGCCCTTTCTTTGTTTGGAGAACCTAAATGGCCGCAACAGCAGCAGCAACCAAAAAAAAGACAGGCTCGAAATCCAAGCCGGCACCGATCCCGGCGGGCGAAGTGCAGTCTCAGGAAATCAGCCCCGAGCTTGAAACAATACCGGAAGTCAAGGAAGCGCCGGCCAAGAAACAATTACTCGACAAACCCCTCGACATCAAAGCCAAGGCCGTGAACGTGGCCCGCATCGGCCTGCTGGAGCAGGCCCGTACTACGGGGCTGGTCAATGTCGATATGGACACGACGCCCGAGCATTGCCTCGATGGCTCGTTCTGGGAGCACGTTGCCAAGATGATTCAACCCGGCGACAACATTCACGTTCTGCCCGATGATATGTCGTGGGAGCTATGCCTCCACGTAGCCGGTCAGGAGCCTCTGTTTGTGCATGTGGTGAAAAAATGGCTGATCGATCTGGTCCCGGCCACAGCCCCAGTGATCGTACCCTCGAGATACAAAATCCAATTTGCAGGAGCGCACCACAAATGGCGCGTACTCAGGGATGACAGCCCACTTAAAGACGGATTTGCAACTGCGGATCTTGCTCGGCGCTACGCCGCTAATCACCAAGCAGCGGTGGCAAGGTAGCCGATCAAGGATTGAACACAGGCGCAGGGATGCGCCGGCCTGGAGACTGATATGCCCAGTAAGCTGACGATTTACAACGGGGCGCTTAACATCATCGGTGAGCGCCGTCTGGCGACCCTGACTGAGAATCGCGAGACGCGATTCAAGCTGGATGACATCTGGGACAACGATCTTCTCAATCGGGTGCTGCAGATGGGGCAGTGGAATTTCGCGGCCCGCTCGGCAAAGATCCCGGCATCGACCACGATCACGCCGACCTTCGGCTTTGAATTTGCATTCCCCAAGCCCTTCGATTTCGTGCGCACCATGCGCATCGCGTTTGACGATTTTTTCAAGCAGCCGATCACCCAGTACAACGATGAGGCGGGATTCTGGTTTTCAAATGACGATCAGATTTTCGTCCAGTACGTCTCGAATGACATCCAGTTCGGCGGTGACTTCTCGCTGTGGCCCTTCAATTTCACCGAGATGGCCGAGCACTATCTGGCCTACAAGGTGGCCCCGAGGCTTACCGGGCTCGAGCTGGATTCGTCGGCACTGCTGCAGAAGTGGAAGCTGGCGCTCAGGGAAGCCAAGGCGGTCGATGGCATGGAGGCGCCGGCAAGATGGGCTCCGCAGGGTGCCTGGGCCAGTTCGCGTCAGGGCTTCCGCTCTGGCGAGCGGGGCAAACGTACTCAACTGATAGGCTGAGCCGATGGCTATGCAGGATAAGCGACTGCTGGCCTTCAATCGGGGGGTGATCTCCAAGATTGGGCTCGCCCGCATCGATCTCGACCGCATGGGCATGTCAGGCGAGATTCAATCGAATTGGATGCCGCGGGTACTGGGCTCGATGATGCTCAGGCCGGGGCTCGGCTACATCGATAACGTCAGCTCTGACGCCAATTTCCACCGCAATCTGCCCTTTACCTTCGGCGTCGATGACAATGTGCTGATCGAGATGGGCCTTGGCACTATCCGCTTTCGCGTGAATGACGAGCTGATTACCCGGCTCGCGGTCACGGCCGTCATCAACAATCCGTTTTTCTCGTCCTCGGTGCCTGATGCCAACTGGATCGATGCCAGTCAATCCGGTGGCGTCGTCTCATGGGATGTAAGCGGTGGCACGGCACTGGTCAAGGGCAACGGCTCTGCCTTCGGCAGGATGCGGCAGGAGGTAACGCTCAACGAATCCGGGGTCGAGCATTACGTCAATATCAATGTCAATGTCGGCCCGATCAGATTCAAGATCGGTTCGGCCGCAGGCCTCGATGACTACGTCAGTGAGACAAGGCTCGGTCAGGGCGAAAACTGGCTGGCCTTTACGCCTACTACCGATTTCACCATCGAGATCGCCAATGAGCGCGAGTTTTTTGCGCGGATCGATCTGTGCAATATCGGTACAGTCGGCGTCCTGCAGATCACCAGTCCGTACACTTCGGATGAGCTGCCGCTGCTGCGGTGGGCCCAGTCAGGCGATGTGATCTACCTTGCCGGCGGCGCCTTCGGGGAAAATATGTATAAACTCGAGCGCCGCGGCACAGGCCGATCATGGAGTTTTGTGCTGTACCTGCCCGAGGATGGGCCATTCAGGGTGCAGAATGTTACTGGTGTCACCATTGAGCCGAGCGCCCTTAATGGCAATATCACGCTGACCGCCAGTGAGCCCATTTTCAAGAATTCGCATGTCACCGGCCGCTCCCTATGGCGCATTGCTTCGGTGGGGCAGGTAGTTACTGCTGATGCCGCCGCG